TAACCTTTACCCCTGAAGAAGTTAAGCAGCTGTTCGCAAAACATGCCGGAGCAATTGCACTAAAAGCAGGAATTCTTTCTTTTATCGCCGGTTTCATTTTTGCTTACATGACATTTTCAATTGTTCATATGTAAATGGTGATGGTTGGAAGTGTAAGGAGATTATAAAATTAAGTTGTCAAGGATTTCTTTACAACTCAAAAGGAGATATGAGTATGAAAAGACAATATGAAAACAATGGAAAGACATTTTGGGAAGATATTGACGCAACAATGCGAAGAACCGCCGAACAGTATAAAGAAGCTGTAAATAAAAATAGTGGTGGTGAATGTTGGATGAGTTTAAGTTTGAGGTAAAAAATGAGAGAAATAAAATTCAGAGGCAAAGAGATTCTATCGGGTAAAATGGTGTACGGAAATTATGTAAATTATTATGGGACTCATTATATTTCACCGGAAAATGATTTCCCATCGTTTGAGATTGATCCCGAAACAGTTGGACAATTTACAGGAAAACACGACATGAATAGAAATGAAATATACGAAGGAGATATTGTAATTAGTGAACTTACAAATCTCGAATATGTGATAAAGTGGGATGGAATCGCTGCGGGGTTTATAGGCAGTCGTAAGGGGTCGTATTTATTGCCTAGTGATTGGTGTAAATCCTCGATTCTTGCGAGGTGAAAAATGTCTCTATTTAAAAGAATGGTTATTGCCCTGCCTCCTGAATTCTTTGAGGGTTGGCAATGGAAAGCGGGTGACAAAGTACTCCATAAACAGAACAATTTTGAGGAATGGGAAATAGAATTTATTCCAGATAATGGTATAGCACATATAATTTCATTTAATAATGGTGACGTTTTTGGGTTGTATATCCCACTTCCAAACCAGAATCAGTTACAATCAATGTTAGACATATCCCCATTAGACTTTATAGAGGACTTCTACGAGTACGCTCATGAGCCTCTGTTGCCAGATATGGACAACGAGCAGTTTAAAACAGATATGGAGTGTTTCACGTTGGCGTATGTGATGGACAGGAAATTTAAGATGTTTTGGGATGGGGAAAAATGGTTAAGTTTGAGGTAAAAAAATGGACTACAGGATAATTGAATGTTTATCTCTGGGAGCGCGGAGGCACAGCGAGAAGACCCCTTCCTTTAGGGAGGGGATGAAAGCGAAGTCTCGCACCGTAGTAAACTTTAGCTTTTCTAATCATTCTTTTTAGTTTGGTTATCCCACTTTTAACGTAACCTACCGTAAGTTATATATAGTATTAGGTTGTATTACTTATTACACAACCAAACTAAAAAAAGAGAATAAGAGCTAAAACAAGGAGATAACCAAAATGATAAATCTTACAAAACTCGGAAAAGTAACAAAAACGTGGTGCAAAGACGGAAAACACAGAATGTATGTCAATGATCTATGCGCAGTACTTGGAATTGACCCAAAACATTTAAAAAGCGGAGAAGAGGGGAGAGTCGCAAGGGAATTGGTGGCGGCTAAACTCTGGTACGATGTTGTAGCCGATGAATGGGTGAGCCAGGGGATAGGGCAGGCTAGAAAAGAACAACTCGTGGCAGAAATACTGAAACAAACTGGAGCTGAAGAAGTTGAACATGAAACAGTTGAAGAACTAGAAACCATCGAAGAAACTGAAGCTCCTGAATTCACCGCAACAAGACCAAAATATTCATCAATAGCGTTAATCAACAGAATGCCAGAAAATAATGAAGAACTTGACGCACTCTTCAAAGCTGAGAAAATAACAGAATTCAAATCAAAAGTACTTTACCTGAATGGTGCGCTCCAGGTAGGGCGGATCCATAATATACACTTCACAGACAAAGCAAAATACAAAGAAATATTCATGAACTATCTTCTTGAAGAAAAGGAAAACAGTAATAAGAGGGCTTGAAATGGCAGCTTACAAACTTGATAAGGGTGCTCACTCCGTATATACTCTTCACTACCACTTAATTCTCGTTGTAAAATACAGGCGAAAAGCCCTGTATAACGAGGTAATCAGGGAAAGGCTAAAACAAATAATCTATGAAATGGCTGAAAAATGGCAGCGTGAAAAAAATGCTGAGATGGCTATTGAAATAGTAGCTCAAGAACCCGGAGAGGATCACCACCATATACTTTTCAAAGCAACCCCTAACACATCCTTAACAAAAGTAATCAATTCTATTAAGGGAGCTTCCTCGCGGGTTCTTAGGAACGAGTTCCCTGATACTAAGAAATTCTTATGGGGAGATGCTTTCTGGACTCCTTCATATTTCCTTGCTACTACAGGACAGGTTTCTCTTGATGCCCTAATAGCCTATGTAGACTCACAAGAAAGCAAAATACCGGAACAAGGTTAAAAAGGAGAATCCCCTTCCTTCAGGGAGGGGAGAACGTCAATTTCCATAATAGGAGTCATTTTATCTAGCATATTAATCTGGGGCTGGACATATGAAATGCGATATAAATTCAAAGTTAAATATTTTCTTCGCCCTAAATTCAAAAAAGGCGATTATGTTTTAATTCCAGACCGGAATAATAAACCCACTCTCGCACAAATTCGATGTGTGTTCACTGATTGGAAACATAGAGAAATAAGCTATGAAGTGCATCCTACGTTTTTTGGGAATGAATATGTCGATTTTGAATATTTTGAACAGTTGAATTATGATGAGAGTGCGGTATATGATGTGATGAATTATTATGATGTGAAAATGTGGAACCAATGGATGGACGAAAAAAATAAAAGTTAATTTTTGGAGTTAATATGGAAGATAAAAATACGGTTTTTGGAACACGTCCTATCCTGTATATATCGGGGCCGTTCTCTCATTCTGATACTCTGCATGGGATAGATGAAAACATTCTGAAAGCATCAAAGATAGCACTCGAAGCATGGATGAAAGGATGGGCTGCGTTGTGCCCACATAAAAACACATCCGGGTTTCAGCATTGCCCGGAAAAATGGGAAACATGGATGGACGGTGATGTCTCTTTTATCCGCAGAATGTCACCAAAGGAAGGTGATGCTATTCTCCTGATTCATGGATGGGAACTATCAAAAGGAGCGAGGATAGAAAGACGGGTCGCTGAAGAAATCGGGCTGAATGTTTATGAGTATGACAAAATCGGCATTCCTGATTTAAGTTAAATGGATTAATAAAGATTGATTTTTGACTATATGTTTCTATCTGATTTTCTTTTTATTATATCAGAATTATATTACTCAAAAATACCTCTTTTTTTGCTGTTTAAAACCGGTGTCTAGCGACACGGTTAAAAAGTGCCTATGTGTTTCTCATATTTTTTTTGCAAATACTCGTACACTACTCGGTCATAACTCGCATATTCCTATATGTTATGTAATAGTTGACTTTTGTCGACATAGGCAAAAAATGACAAATTATTCTGAAATTCCATGTTAAAAATATTATATTGCATGTATATTACTGTAAATGGTTATAGAGTGTTACGGTTTGCATCATTTCAGCATACTAAGCCGTTTTTTCGTATTACTCAGGGTAATATTCTTATTTTTTAGTTTGAGTTCGGAACCTTAATTATGAGCTTTGATAATGCGTAATAAGTAACTTATTTATATGATAACTGCCTTATTATTTACTATGGCAGAAACTTCTATACCGTTAGACAAGGCAACGAGAGACAGACTAAAGGACTTTGGGAAAAAGGGTGAAACCTGGATTGAGTTATTAAACCGATTGATGGACGAAATAGAAAATAAAACTTAATTGAATACTCGGAGCCACCAAGAATGAAAGTATTAGTTGCATGTGAATTTTCAGGAATTGTAAGAGATGCATTCATCCTGGCGGGATGTGACGCATTGAGCTGTGATTTAGAACCAACTGAGCGAAAAGGTCCACACTATCAGGGAGATGTAAGGGACGTCCTATACTCCGAAAATTGGGATTTAATGATAGCTCATCCACCGTGTACTCATCTAGCCGTATCAGGTGCTAGATGGTTCAAAGATAAAAAGGTAGAACAAAAGGGTGCTTTGGATTTTGTACGTTTCCTAATGGATACTAATATACCAAAAATTGCAATAGAAAATCCAATATCTATTATTTCCTCGCATATCCGAAAACCCGACCAGATAATTCAACCATGGCAGTTTGGACATGGGGAAACAAAAGCTACCTGTTTGTGGTTGAAAAATTTAACAAAATTACAACCTACAAATATAGTAGAAGGGAGAACCGCGAGAATACATAAACTTCCACCGTCAGCGACTCGATGGAAAGAAAGATCGAGGACTTTTGAAGGAATAGCTCAGGCTATGGCAGAGCAATGGGGGGGAAGATTGGAACTAGGGAGTGGAGATTGAAGGGAGATTAAAACTTAATTGAATGATCGGAGCCACCAAGAATGAAAGTATTAGTTGCATGTGAATTTTCAGGAATTGTAAGAGATGCATTCATTGAGAATTGAGATGATGGGACATTAAGTTTCAATTCCAACCCCTAATTTAATTAACCTTTTTTCAATATCCTCATCGAGAATAAACTTATCAATTCTATATTTATCATTAAATTTATCAATATTTTTAAAAGTGCCATTAACTAAATCCTTATCAAGCTCGTCTTTAAGCGGCTTGAAATTCTGAGAAACGGGCTTTTCAAAGTTTCGGTTTTCGTATCTCAAAGAATCGTCAATGTTAGAAAATTGAGTTACCGGAATGACGGAAGATCGGCAATGTGGATGTAAGGGACACTTATATCTATCAAGCTCAGGAGAATCGGTCTTAAAAACGGTTCCATGCATCATTCGACACTGTGGACTCGTCCGGCTGTCAATAGTCGCGTAAAACTGACACTCTTCTATTCCCTGCTGTTTGTAGCGTACTAAGGTTGTAGAGGTCGCCACGTCCGCGCTGAATGTCCTGGCGAACCTTTCAGCCCGGTATTTTTCCCCGCCCCATAAATCAAGCATTTCCCGAGCGAGAACTCGCGGGTTTTCCTGATAGATCCCCTCATCTTTGAGAGTTCTTATAATTGATTCTGCCACAACCTCAGATAATTCAATGGATTGACTGACAGCCTCTTCAGTGAGTGGCAATGCTTCCCTAAATGCAAATAGTTTAAGGTTATTCCGTTTTGGGCTTAGAGAGGCTGTTAATTGTTCGTTTATTAGCGAATCAGTGTATTTTACCGTGAATAAACAGAGATCGTTAAGAATTTTATCAAGTTGTATTTTAAAAGTCGCACTCTTGAATTGTTTTTTCAAAGACTGTTTTAGAGTCTTAGGGTTGCCCTGAATTCCCCGTTTCAGGGTCCTATCATAGAGAGAGATGAACCGGGATTCTATAGCATTAATTTCCGGGGAATCTAGGAGCATTGTAGACATGATTATTCAAGTACGACATACTCACAGAACAGTATCAGTTTTCCGGCAGTGAGCTCCTCCTCACCAATTGTAAGCGTGAGCTCCCTAGCTGCCGTTGTCGGTTCTGAGAATTTCGCTGCCGTCCCTGTCTGAATCCCTTCATGATATCCGGTTGCATAGTTATTCTCCGATAATGCTGTCGCAGCCGCAATCTCAACCGCTTCGTCTGTAGGGATCGACAGAGCGACAGTAGCAGTACTATCATCGTCAGATGCCAGACTGGTCAGGACAGTATACCACGATCTTATGATAATTGCATTCTCTGGGAGTGAAACACCAAGCTCAATGTCTCCAACTTTCCCACCATCTACATCGAAATCATAAGTAGCTCTTGCTATTCTTTTTGCGTGGAGGCCGTCGATTCCATACCCTGATAACATTGCCTCATTTATTGCGCCGGTTGAGACTACAAGAGCATTAAGAGAGTCATATGCTGTGGTTCCGTCGCCTACCTTCAGGGTATTGGTATCGCTGACATATCCGAGCTCTCCAGCCTCTAAAACTGGATTTGCTTCCGTCCATTCTGCGGCAGTGCCTCGTTTGATTTTGATTTGTGTATCCGAAAATGAAATATTAGCCAGTGTTGCGTTTTCAAGAGTCATATTATCCTCATGCCATATTGACTATTATCATTAATTTGTCTGCGTCTGCCATCGTGCCAGAATAATTGTGAGTAATTACGCCCGCGTCTATTGATATGCTGCTCCGGTTTGTCATTGTGCAATCATACAATAGCATATTTTTTGTGAGGTTTCTAATACTGAGAACCTGCTCGACTGTTATCGTATCATACGGACTTACCAAAGTTATCGTGCTTTCGCTTGCATCGAAAACGTACTTATCGGCAGGGACTATCTTTTCCGCGCCCACTGCTGCAACATTTGAAAGTGCTGCGATTTCTGCCGAAGTCGCCAAGCTGGAAACATCAGCCATGAAATTAGCAGGAGTCGCGAGGGCTGTTGCAATTCCGTCAACTACTGTGTCAACTGTGGAAATCAGAGCGTTTAATCCATCCGTCACTGTTTTTATATCTGTTAATTGATCGTCTGCTGTATTTACCTGCAATCGAATCAGGACATCATCTATATCCGACCCTCTAACGCAAACATCAAAGATACCTGAAGCCGGGACATAAGCAGAAGGGATAGTTATGAGGTATTGCCCCATATTGCTATTCCATACTGCTGTAGCTCCGGTTGCTACTTCTTCTGTTTGCTTATACTGCTTGACATACACTACGAGATCCTGAATAGTGTCCTCGTCTTCGCCTGACAAATCGGCTTTTATCGCTTCTACGAGGATTTCAGCGTCCTCGCCTGGGAATACTTCTCCGAGTATCATTTTACCATCTCCTACGGGCACGCATGAATAATAACACTCGCCTCATATTTCCCCCGTCAGTTCTACAGTACCCTCAAAATCAATACCTGTAGACTGATTCAAAGCGGTAACAAGTGACCGGACAATACTTTTGTCTGCCATGTCGTTCGCCCGTTTCTGAGCCATTTAGATCATCGCCTGCCAATCAAAAGAGATCTCCGCATCTGCTTCTGCTGGTGAATCTATAGTAATTGTAAAAGTCGTAGCTCCTTTAGCAGAAACGTAAAAGTCTCTTCCGCCAGTTGCCGTTGTTGGGGAAATTATTACTCTTGTGGGGGCTGCTGCAAGTCCATGTGTTACTTCAACTGTAGTTTGTCCGGTTGTTATTGTTGCAGTTCCCGTACTTTCAGTGGCATACCCTGAATTATAATAGATACGAGTATCCGTTCCTCCATCTGATATAGGGGTGTCAACTGCCTCAAAATGATTATTTCTGATGACTGTACCAATTACATACGCATCATCAATTTTTATCCCAATCGGGACATCGTTGATTATATTTCCTTCGACTATATTATTATTATTTGCAGACCCAGCTTTATTTTTTGTATGTAGTCTGATAGCTCTTGCGGTTTCTGCACCATTGCCTTCGATTATGTTATCTCTAATTGCGCATGTATTTACGATATCGTATGCCTCTATACCCCATGCCTTTGGTTTTTTTATAAAGTTATTTGCAATTAAAATGTTTGATATCGAATCTATAAACAATCCAATGTTTATCGTAGATCCTGACTCACTTGCTATTATATTGTTACACATCTGAGATCCAGCCGGACCATTGTGAAATCCTATTCCGTTTTCCTGAGATAATGGGGTAACCATGTTGTGATGCACATTCCAATACGAGGATAGTCCACCGTCGCCCCATATCGCCCACTTCCTTTGTCTAATGAATTTATTTTTTGAAATGTCTACGAAATGACTTGTACATGATTTAGCCGGAGAGTTGGTATCGGATGTGCCATGCCATATAGCCACATTCCAGTTGGCTGTGACATAGCTATAGTTATTGTTGAATGTAATATCATGTACGGATAGATTCGAACCATTCAAAATCAACGTTGCAGCAAATGTATTTGTACCAGTCCCTAAGTTGATCCCGTCTTTGAGTTTTAATACCGTCCCTTTCATTCCTGCAAATTCAATATTACTGCCTTCAAGGCATATCGAATATTTTGAATTGTTCACATAAAAATCATAAGGGGCATCTAACAAAAAAGTTCCTTCCAGTAGCTGAATTTTCCCGCCTATTGTGGATATAGAATCTATAGCAGCCTGTATCTCAACCTGGTCATCCGTCCCATCACAAACATAATCAGCCTGTGCCTTACTCTTAGCTGAACTATCAGATGCAGCAACAACAAGAGTTGCAGAACGTGTTATTTTGTGTGTCGCGGAAAGATTAGAATTTTGCACAGTTGTCAAAAGAGTATCAACTGTTTCACCTGGATTAGAAAGTCGTACTGGTTCAGTCATACGGGAACCTCTAGTATTTTTCCATCAGAATCGAGTAGATAAGCACCATTAGAATCGAGAAGGGGGAGAAAAGAAAGAGTATCAAGAGAGGGTATAGGTGTCCTCAGAGTGACCTGTATTTTATCAGTATCGGCTTCTGTGCCCTGGTATGAGTGAGTAATACAACCGTTGGCTACGGATATAGGTTTCCCCGCACCACTTGAAGAATACAAATCAAGATTTTTAGATAAGTTTCTTATCCTGTCTATGTTTTCCAGACCAACGCCGTAATAAGAATAATCCAACCAGATTTTCTTTCCGGTAGCATCATAAGAATAATACCCACCTGGTACAATTTTCTTCATGTGTCACCACCGCCAAGCGGGAACCCTGCCCATTTCAAAGCCAAATCGTCACTGAGAAGACCTGAATTACGCCATTCCAGAACGTCCTGAGAGGTTAACTGAGGTCTACTAAGTTCTTCAAAACGAACCTCTATAGAGTCTGTGCTTTTTCCCGCGAGTTCCTGTAATTTGTTAACTGCATCCGAAACAATGTTAATAAGAATTGACTGTAGCCCTTCGAGCCCCACCATTCGATCAGCCTCGGAAACGTAACCGGATGCATATGTTGAGCCTTCGGTTTTGCCCATTGAAATGGGACTCTGAAAAAGACCTAATGCAATGTCAACTTCTAAAGATTCTTTGAATTTAAGAACGTCGAGAGAACCGGCTGCATCTATGGGGCTGACTTCCATCCCATACCCCACAATGTCCTCGTTTTGGGAGAGGTTCTTATTATCCTCCATCCAGACATCAATAGCTGCTTGCGCTGCGTCATAAGTAAGGATTCCCTGCTTGACAAGTTCTTCCAACAGTGTAAAATTATATTGGTAGCGTCCATTGCCATACTTATAAACAAAATTTACATAACCGTTCACAACATCATGCCAGTTTTTGATACTCAATGCAACCGATTCAATCAATGGAGAGCCGTACATACCCCATGTTTTACGTTCTCTGGTATCCATCTGCACACATGTCCACTCTTTATAAACACCGTAAATAATTTGATCCGGTGAATACACTTTCTGAAATTTTGCATCTCCCTCGTTTATGATAAACTGAGTAACGGGAGGCTTTAGGATATTTGCGTCAGGGCGTGCAGAAGTGGACCCTGGGACCTCACCTTCAGGCAAAAGAGTAACATTCGGCATCAAAAGAGGCTGTAACTTAAATGTTTCAGGTGTCCGGCCTAACATTTCCGCAACATAAATTCCATCCCTGCAAAATAAACGGGACATTGTAGCAACCTGACTCTGAAAATTATTTTTCTTCGCCCAGGTTGTGAACTCGTTAACGGCTCGCTTTTTTCCGTCGTAACTCATGCCTTTTATGAGAGACAGGCTTAATTTATCAAGACTTGTGGATACATGCGGGCAGGAGTTGTCTAACTGTTGATAATAAGTATATCTGTTGTTGGTGTCGAAATTAGTAAGTCCACCCATCGAGGATTTAAGATCTCGTTGAGTGACGGGCCCGACGGCAGCACCTAATTTAATGGATTTTATAGGAGTAGAAGAAGCTGCATTTAATGCGACCATTTAGACACCGTTAATTATTTTTGACAGCATCCATTATCAGGATACCAAGTTCCTGAGCTTCTCCGGCCGTAAAACCTTCTTTGGAGAGTTCCTGTGCTTTCTGAATGATTCCGGCGAGTTCTTCCAGGGAGATAGTACCGACTACGGTCTGGGCTTCTTCGATTAGTGCATTTCCTTCCATGAGTGCGGCTATTTTAGCGCGTCCCGTTTCGATTTTTGCGGCGGGGTAGACTATCTTGCCCTGTGCTTTCATTGTAGTGTAGGCTCCGCCTATGGCAACTACCATACCCATAAAAAAGTTAAACCAACTTTCTAAAACTTCGATATCAATCATAATGTGGCTCCGATTTGGTTAACAGCGTTAACAATTAAAAATAGCGTTAAAAGAATAAAAAGGTATGTATTATTGATAAAAAATTAAAGAAAATGGGGAAAAAAGCTTATTTTATCGGGATTTCGTGCGAATCATCTTTGAAATATCAAACCCGGACCTGAAAGGATGCTCAATAACAACCTGAACAGCTAAAGAAGTAATGTCTACCATATCATCATGAGCAGCGTTAGGAAACCCTAATAGCTCAGTTTCATAGTCATTGAGCCAGTGAGCCCCCTCCAAGAAATAAACCGCCCCTGAAGAAATCCGGGTAGCTGCCGGGATGAAACGAGATACCTTGTCCGTGTCTTCGTCTATTTTGTCAACCGGTAGCCCCTCCTGCTTGAGAGTTTGGTATAAGCTGATACCAAGCCCTCTGGTAGCTACCCACTGAGTCTTTGGCTTCCATCTTGCATACTGTTGTGAAAAAAGTTTAACCTGGTCAGGGGTTTCGAGTCGAGTATGAATCAAGTCAATTAATGCAAGGTCGTTTTTGGGAGTCTGAACCCATGTGCCTAATGCAAAATAGTCGGCTGTTGTTTTGGTTGAGGCTGCCGGGTCGCATGTTTGGAAAATCCTGCAATGGTCGAGTACTTCAGTTTTGTCTTTGAGGTTGAGGATTCCGTTTTCGATAGTGCAATATTTGAAGTTCTCTTTTTTAACAAGGTTGCCCTCTGCTGCTGATGGGCGTTGTTGGTAAAGGGAGAGCCATTCGTAGACAGTCAATGTTTCTTTTGTCCGAAACATATCTTCTGTGGAAAATTCTTCTTCCCATAGTGCTTGATTGGGTCCGGTTCTTTCATCATAAGGAGCCAACGTTTCTTCAGATAATGCCGGAAGTGATATAACTTCAAATTGATCTACATTTGGGTTTTTCTTTGATAAATCTAACAGCCAACCAAGTAAATCATCTTCTTGCCAACGAGTTAAAGTTATTAGGATACCCGCGCCTTTCTGCCTTCGTGTCCTGAAAACACTATTATACCAATCTTTTATTTTTTGTCTATATGTTGGGCTCTCCGCGTCAGCCCGGTTGCGTATTGGATCATCGATTATGCCATAATCAAAACCGAACCCTGTAATACTCCCCCCTACACCTGCACATTTATAAATTCCTTTATAACCAACGATTTCAAAAATCTCAGAATTTCTTAAATAACTTCCATGAGAATCGGATCTAACATTTGATTCATTTAAAGTTGTATTTGGGAAAACTTCGTGATATTCAGGAGACGTTAATATTCTTTGAACGTCTCTGTTCATCATTGCCGCGAGATCTGCACCATATGAACATGAAATTATCTTCGCATTAGGATTTACACCAAATATAAAAGCAGGGAGCCTACGAGAAACTAACTCGCTTTTAGTATGGCGTGGGGGCATTGTAATAGCTAGATTTTTAATTTCACCTTTAACGAACTGATCTAATTTTGAAGCTACTAACTTATGATGCCAGTTTTCCCTAAATTCAGGGAAAGTAAAACGTGTGAAGTCCAGAAGGTTACTTCTAGCTTTTCGTCTTTTTAAAAGTCTTGCTGCGGCTTCTGTTTTTTTACTCATTGTTAATAATCTCAATTAGTTGTTCATCAGAGAGAGTATTTAAATCCATTTTCCCCGAATGTTTCAGATTAGCATCAAGTTCAATCTTCTGCTTAGTATGCCCCTGCAAATCAGAAATAAACTTAGCCCAATCAAGATAAGTATTTTTATCCTCTTTTATGCCGTCCTTTTTCTCATCGAGTGCTTTAAACGCCCTTCTAAGAAGTCCGGCCTTTGTGGCCTTCTCATTTTCAAGAGTGAGCCGGTCAACTTCAAGTAAAAAATCGTCATGTTTTCGCCATAACCAGAGGGTTGAAATGTGTATCCTAACCTCTTCAGCGACTTCTTCATAAGTTTTAGTGCCTTCCGATAGCAAAAGAGCGGCTTGTTTTCGTTTGGGAGTCCAGGTAAAAACATCTAATTTATTTGGATTTTTGGAAGTTGATTTTTTTGGTTTTTTCTTTTGGACTGCCACTGTTACACCTTTCTTATCATTTATACACTCAATATTATTTATATGTTAACACTGTTAACGATTGCCACAAAAAAAAATAATTACTTAATTATTTTCTTATAAATATAAGCCCGCTCCCCAACAGCAATACCAGCATTACAATCAGCCCCACCAAAGATATACTCGCAAGAATCGCATTTTGTCTCTTCCTCGCCGGTGTATCGGTGGTTACACCCTATTATCGTGTAGGTGATTGATTTTTTCAATTTGATTTCACCTTTGAGAGTCCAAGAGCTTCCAACATTGCAACCCTGGCTTCGTTATATGTGTTTTTATGAATTACGATGTTTCTTTCTTTGCATTCAGCTTTGAAGATTCCTGTACCATACTCTCTTTGAATTGTCCATTCTACCATTTTATCACCTGTTAATTAATCACGGCTGTTTGTTCCTGTTAGTATCGAGTTTAATTCATTTTTAAGCTCGTCTAATGTCTGTTGTGCTAAATCGCATACGCCAAGCATGTGGACGAATTTGCCTCTTGAATTAGGG